GCCGCCATGAGAATGACCGAGGCCATGCTGCCAGCGAATCCTTCTACCTTGGCTGATACGATGCCTTCGAAATTTTTAATAGCGTTGTAGATCGCCCAGCCTTCCAGCACGTCTCCGCCGGGAGAGTGTATAGAAAGATTGATTTCGTCTACTCCTTCCATCGCCTGCATCTCTGCGAGGAAGCTACTGCCCGATACTCCAAATCCACCGATTTCGTCGTGTATGGATATATCGGCTACTGAACCTTCTTGCGAAAGGTTATACCATGTCTGTTTCTGCTGCGTCTTCACATTAAAAACAAAACACATAAAAACGATAAGGCAAATTAGCCTAGTTCGTCAGGTGCTGGCTGAACGTCTGGTATGTCCAAAAACATATCTATTTGCCTACTTTCAGCAGATGCCGAGTCAGCCTCGATCTCGTCAAATATCTCCTCGATGTCCTCTCCTTTGCTACGTGCGAGCCTCTGGTGAGATGTCAGTCTGTTTTTGAGCCTGCGATCCTCTGCCCGGGCATCCTTGTCTGGGTCGATCCACTCCCACCGTCGCCCTTGGAACTCAGGATGTGCCAATCGGTCAAAATCAGAGATATCATAAGCCAATTCGCCTGACATGATCGCCATCTCGAGCCACTGCTCAAAGATCGGAGTTTTTACCTCGTCGATATACCATTTCTGCACCAATTTCCACATATCGCGCTCGCTCAATGTGCCTTGGCGAATCGAGCTGTAGTTCACGCCTTCCAAATCAGAGCCTAGTTGCGGATACGAAATTGTCAGACCTGCCGCGACAGCTTGCAACATTGCTTTGCGAAATCCTGGTAGGTTTTGATTAGGATGCGTTGGGTCCAATAGTTCTGGTCTGACGCCGGGAGGTAGGTTTTCAAAACTGCCAGGGCTGCCGTCCATTTTGATATTTCCGAAATTATCTTTTCCTTCCCCTTGGTATCCGCCAGCGGGAGAGTCGAAATCAGAAACGAAGAATCCCAACTTGCTTGCATGGGCGCGAGCGGCAATCAGTTCGGCCTCCTCGTATCCGTGTAGCATTCTCAGCCTAGTCAAGCAGTTACTCAACCAAGGCAAGCCCTGAGACTGTGAAAACTCATGTTTGATGAATGCGTGTATAACCTCGCTGGCATCGAGAGTCTGTCGCGGTCCGTTTATCACTCTACCGTCCCATCTATCCCCGGGGTGCTTGTCGAGAACGTGATACTTTGTTACTGCTCCGAATCCGTCTTTTTCGACAGACATGAAAATACGCCGTTCTTTATCATACAGCTCCGGGTCGAGTCGCTCCATCGCGATTCCCTGCATCGCAAATCTAAACGGATTGCGATTGTAGCCTTTTACCATCCTAGCCAAGCCTCCGCCGGTAACAAATACGGAGCGCATGAAGATGCAGTCAAACTCATGCTCTGTAACGTCGCCTGTCACGGTGTAGTTTTGCCGCTTGCAGAATTTCTTCCAAGCATCCTCTACCGCTTTGCTCGCTGCTTTGTCGATTCCGCCTCGTTTATTTTTGGCCCGGACCTTTAAGCGAAAACCACTGTGACCGACCACATTCTGAACTGCCTGAGTTGCTGCGTTGGCTGCGTATCCGTCGTTTTGGCAAAGTTGCTTCGACCTAGAGCGAAGTTTTACCAGGCTATTTTCCATCAGCGAATCGAGAGACGCGTTTCGCGTGACCCAATCGCTAGTAAAACGACTGACAGATGCCCCCTCAAAAAATCTATTCTTTGGCTTTGTAATTTCAGACTTGCCGCGTAGCGCGTCCCATGCTGCTTTTATTTTGGAAGGCATCTCTTAGAAGTGGATGTGAATTGTATTGCCGGTAGGCTCGTCTGGATTGCGCCGCTGCAAATCTGCTTTGATTTCGTAGGCTAGTCTGCCTCTGTATTCTGAAAGCAACTGCTGCGCTTCTACTAGAGAAATTTTGGAGATTGGGACTCCTCCGATAGTATGGCTCTCCAATCCTTCCGGGAGTCTGCCCTCAATGTGAGATTCAAGCAATCCGACCATTCTTGAATTGAATGACTCTGACGGTGCTGCCGTTGGATTTGGTAGCAAAGTCAGAAAACCACTTTCCTCGCTCTCCCTGCCCCAAGTGTAGGTAATGATTTTGGTGATTGCAAACTCGTCCGCTGCCAGGGACGCGGTATCTGCGCCCTCTATTTCAAACGTGAAGTGGTCAGAATCGTCGGTTCCTGTAATGGTAAAAGATATATCGCCATCATTAACCGATCTGAAAATCACAGAATACGCAGTAACGTCGTCGATGCTTTCTGGAGTGTCTGTCCATTGGTAAACATCTCCGGCAATTAGGCTTTTCGGCGGTTTTGAGTATATCTCGATTGCCATAAGCTAACGGTAACACCGATGCACATATAGGCAAATTCGCCGCAATTACCCCCTATTTGAGCATATTTCGCGCAATCTCCTCGTATTTTGGCGACATCCTCCGCTCTGCTGCCATCGCATAGACCATGCAGTCGAGAGCTTCGTTTCTCTGACCTCTTTGGCATTCGAAAAAGCGAACAAATTCGCCCGTCTTGGAGCTGCGCCGGATCACAGAATCCTCTGCGAGTAGCATTTCGAAAAAGCCGGTAGCCTCTCCACCGGCTGAAGGTCCAAACTCTGCCGTCTTTGGAAAGTGAATGAATCCGCGAGGATGTGATTTGCCTGCCTCGTCCGGTTGCAAATCGAGCCGGGAGTATATGGTCTCTTTGGCTTCGTGAGTGCCGATGTGGTATTGCAGAATTTTTGCCGCTCCGATCCGCGTTGGTTTATTGTCCATCAATACGCGGTCAATAGTCCTAGCTCCCTTGCAGCCATAGACTCGCTGCCGTGTCCGCATGTGAGTCTGCGCCAATACCGCATCCTGCCATTTCCCGGAGTCAATCATCGTGCAAACGATTCCGAGCGATCCGGCGATTGGGTGCGCGTATCGCTTTGATAATTCCTTGTCGAGCTTTTGCCAGGTGGAAAGCTCCATCGGACTCCCCAAAATGGTTTTGTATGCGACGCCCCAACTCTCTGCGTTGTCGCCCCAACCCATCACGATCAACTCGCATCTGTTCTTTTGCCAATCGACGCCAGCGGTGAGCATGAGAACGTCAGCCGGGAGCATTTCGCCTGGATTGTATTCTTCGCGCCTAGCGTATAGGACGTGAGGCTCTGGTTTTGACTCTACCTGCTCTGCGTAAGATTCCGCCAGCATCGTGTTTACAAATACCCGCTTGGCTTTTTCCGGTGAATCTGCCTTTTTCCCGCGCTCAATCTCGGCAGCGATTTCATGCAAATAGCCGTTATAGGCTGCTGAGTGGTCGCCTACGTTCGCTAGGCAATTCAGGTGGAATCCGCGCTCGCCTGAATCTCTCGGTTCGCTCAGTGTCTTGTCCAAGAACCTTCCACCCTTTGCCATCGCGAGCCTTGATTGGTCGTCGTGTCTTTCGCCGCAACTTGGGCAGACGATTACTGCGCTTTCTGGCTCGCCTGTTTTCCATTGCAGGTCTTTTATCTGCATTTCCCATTCATGCTCGCATTTCGGGCAGGTGACGAACCAACGGCATTGGTCAGACTGGTCAAACATTGCGTCGATTTTCGAGTGGCCTTTGAGCGACGGGTAAGACGACGCCCACTTGTATTGGTTTTTCTCGCCCCGGGCGCGTTTGAAAAATTGCGCGAGTTTGTCCCCTTCGTCGGTCGTCTCTTGGGTGATTGCGTCGATTTCGTCAGCATATAGAACCGGAGCCTGTAGCCTTCGAATCATGCCGGATGAATTACTGCCTATTGCGTGGATTGCTGCGCCGCTGTTCCATCGCTTTAATCTCTTGAGATCGGTTTCCATCTCCATCTTCTCAATCGCCGGAGTCGCCAAGAACATTTTGTAAAGTTCCTCGTTCACCCAATCCTCAGCGATGCTTTGAGATGGAAACATGACGCCGGCGGCAGTCCGCAACTGCTCGACCACATAGCAGAGTCCAGCCGCAAAGAGATAGGTTTTGCCTGCGCCAGAAAATGCCCGGATCGCTACTGATGTCAGCGATGGATTGAACAAGTCCCGAGCTATTTGCACCTGCGTCTCTCGAAATCGAAACGGAGTGCCGTCCGGGTTGATGATGTAACGCGTAGCCCAATCTTCGAAGGAGATAGCAGGGCGGAATCTGAGCGAATCTTTCAGCGTCTGGTTGACCGTTTTCAGCAAAGACAGTTGCGAAATATTGTAGCTGTCGTCCATCCGCTCAATCTTCCTCTGTGAACTCGTCCAGCACTATTTGGAGTTGCTCGATGCAATTTCCTTTATCCTCGTCGCTGATGTCGAGCCTGGAAATGACTTTGTTCATCGCTGAGATAGCGTGGCCAAGTGGTTTTGCGATGTCCTCAATCTTGATATACTTGCGCTCGAGAATTGCCGTCTCCGTTTCGGCCTTCCGAGCTTGCGCCATATTTCGGCGATCCGTCGATGTCATTGCGCCTTTGTGGTCGATCACGATAGCGACCAACTTTTCAACGTCATACAGGTGACTGCTCCCTGCTACGCGTGGCCTCAATCCCTGCTCCTCCATGAGCGCAGTAAATTTGCCCTTGTCCATCCGGCAGATGCTCGACGCCTTTCTCACCGTCCACTCAGGTCTGTTTGTTTCTTTACTTGGCATCCGGTGGTGGTCGCTAATGGGTGTAAAATGTAGAAATTGATCGCGGTGCGCTCCTAAATGGGAG